GTTAGTATTAGCGTCTAGCGCAGCCTGAAGCCCATCTACGTTAGCGATAGTGTGGTTGTGGCTATCATCAGCAATGACTGTAGTGATAGTGATGTTAGAGGAGCCATCAAAGTTAGCTGCACCCGCTACATCACCGCCTAGGGTGATAGTACGTGCTGTAGCAAGAGTGCTTGCTGTAGTTGCGTTACCAATGATGGATGAATTAATAGTACCTGTAACAGTAAGGTCACCGTCTACATCAGCATTACCTGTAACATTTAAAGTACCTACATTAGCAGTGTCTACTGCAGCAGTGTCAATGTTAGCTGTACCATCAATATAGAGGTTACGCCACTCAGAACCTACAGCACCTAAGTCATACGTATCATCTACAGAAGGTAGTACATTAGAGCTTACATCAGCAGCAAAGCTAACGGTGTCAGTGGCTGCATCACCAAAGGTAAGGTTACCTGCGATAGTAGCATTGCCAGTTACAGTGAGGTTACCACCAATAGTAGCGTTACTTGTTACAGCTAAGGTGTCCTGTAGTGTAGTAGCACCCTGTACGTTTACTGTGCCATCTACATCAGCGTTACCTTCAAGGAACAGGTCTTTATATCGAAGAGCGTCTGTACCTAAGCTAACTACGTTGGTTGTCTTAGGGCGTAGCAGAGTAGCCGTAGCCACAATGTCCTGTACAGGGCCAAGCACTGTAATAGGTGCGCCATTCTCAGCCGTACCATCATGTACGTGTCCTGTAGAATTATTGAACGCTGCGTCAATAGCGTTGAACTCATTGTCAAGATCATCAGCATCAATGACGTTGCCATTAGAGATGTTGTTAGCTAAGTCTTGGCGTGTATAACCTGCCATATCAGTTTTCCTTACTGTCTATCATCTGTAGCAAACTCAAAGAGTGCTGTGTCTAATAAGAATGCTGCATCAGCACTATTGTCTTCAATACGTATCGCTACTGTCTCACCAGAACCAATCACTTGGTTAAGGTAACTCTGTGTTCTAGGCGCACCAAACACAGCAGTGCCATAGTTAGAACTATTATCACCATAGATACCTGTAGCGCCGCCTGCTTGTATAATTTGAAATGTAGCAGGCTGGATGTACCCTGCACGGCCTTGGTTAAACTTAATACCTGCTGTAATATTAATACTACCAAAAGGCTTTATGTATAAGTCTAGCTTATAGAAAGTCTTACGTACCTGTGGATCACTGATAGGCATGTAAGGTGATTCATAAATAGCGTCAATAGCAGCACCGTCTCTGCTAGTACCCGTATCTAGGCTATACGCATATCCATCATTATTAGCAAAGATACGATACTCATCCTCACCAATAAACTGAGAGTCTGCAATGTATACTTTAAAGCCTTTAAGCTCAGCCCACTGAAAGCCTTGGCCCCCTTGGTCAATAAACTTAGTGCCTAGCACACCCTTAGCAACACCATTCCGTTCACTGTCTACATAAGCAAAGAGTCTGTACTGAGCCTTGCCTCTAATAACAGTACTACTAAAACTAGCAGCGTAGTCCTGTAGTTTAGTTACTGTAGGTCTAATGTTCTTAGATGCAACATCAATACCAAAGTCACCAATACGATCTGTAGAACTTAGTGTGCGTAACCCATCAGGGCCAAGAAACATAATATCTGCGCCTACCTCTTGGATAGTGTCAGCGCTTAAGCATCCCAAGTCCTCTGTTACAGCACTCATTGAGAAGTCAGCAGCACTAGTACCTGTGATACGCATAATCTTATCTACAGCAAAGATGATAAGTTGGTCACGGAAGACAATCAATCCAGTGATCTCTGAGCCAATACTGATACTACCAGCACCATTAGCAGGGTTTAAGTCATCTGCGCTATAGGGCGCTGTAAAGACTAGCTCTGTACCTACACCAAAGAAGAGTGTACTCTTAAACATACAAACATGACTTGCACCCTCTACAGCATCATTAGTTGCTGAACTTGTCATGTGCGTCAATGTACCTGCCGTGCGATTAAAGTATGCAGGGAAGTTTACACCATCAACAAAGCATATCTGATATACATTATTGAAGTTGTAACGTGCCTGTCTTACCTTAGAGAAGGTAATGTCAGGTGCTGTAGCAAGAGAAGTCCATGTAGGTGTAGCATCAATACCGTTAGCTATGTAATACACACCATTACGTGCAGCAATAACTTTCTCGTTGTTAGCCTGCTGTACTAACGCTAGAGCCTGTACTAAACCCGTGCCAGGAATCTCAGCATCAATAAACTTTGTATAGCCTGCTACCTTGCGGTAACCACCATCAAGTGATGGTTCAAAGTTCTGCAGTTGAAATGCTGAACCTACGTTATTAATACCTTGTTGTAGAGGGCTGATGTTTGTAATCAACCCACCAGTAAAAGGTACAGGAAATGTTTGCCACTGTGTAGCCATTATTAAGCTCTCAGGCTGGAACGGGGGTGCATAATCATTGTAGAACGTACATAGTCGTAATGGTTAATGTACAAACTACGCATATACTTAATACCTGTTTCAAACTTAGCCTGTGAGATCTGTGCAGCCTGTGTATCAGAACGGAACTGATAAGCGTAGAACATAGCACCATCCACAATGATATGCTTAAACTCTACAGGGACGCTAGGCACATCGTCAAACAGTTCTAGTTCAACAGGGTTGCGGTAATATTCGTAGACTAGCTCATACGCTTTGTCAGGAGTAGGAACAAGAAGGAATTCTTGGCTAGGCGCACGTACAACAAAAGACGGTACTTTTTGCATACTCGCACTAGAGTTATACTCATAATCTACATACTTGTCAAGATATTCTTTGTAGTTCAAGTTCTTTAGTTTGACTGTACCTATGCTAAGACTATCATCACGCTTGATGCGAAAACTATCCATGTCAATCGTCTTAGCGTCATACGGGTAGCCGTAACGTGTTGTACCCGCAGTAAGAGTATCTTCCTCTTCTACGTGGTTCCAAGGCCAGTAAAACTCTTCATGATTAATGTGTCGGATAGCGCTATTTACTGCATCCTTAGCAGTGCTGTAGAAGCCCTTAGCATTAGCAAAGTTAGAACTTGTAAGCTCTACTTCATTAAGTCTACGGTTAATATCATTAACTAAACCAAGAAAGTTATATGCCATTATTTATTCCTCACACGTAGACGTACACTGCGCTCTACTACTAAGCCATTTGAATCAGCGATCTGACACGTGAACTTATATTGGGTGTTGTTAGTACCTGAGCCTAGACGTGCTGTTGCAACAGTGTTTGTGTTAGTAGCAGATATAAGCTGAATACCATTCACAAGCTGACCACTAGGTATAAGCTCTGTCTTAGTTCCATCAGCAGCATCGACATACCAAGTAACGCTAGTGAGTGTTGCACCTCTGAGAAAGCGGGACCAGTCTATGCTGTAATCCATTATCTCGTCAGGGTCTTTGTTGGGCCATTTAAGCGACATTATTCTTCTTCCTATGCTGCACGAACATACACTGTATTACTGCGTGAAGTATAATCACCGATGTAAGTAGTACGATCTCTGCTGTAGTTATCTTTAATTGCTTCATAGTCAAACTGTACTACATTGACTGTCTCATTACCTACAGTAAATGTACCCTGTACGCCTGTTGGTATTACTACAGCTTGGCAATCTGTTGTAACCGTATTAAAGGCTGTTGTACCTATAACACCAGTAATACTAAATACTGCCTCTGCGTCAATGATAACTTCGTCACCATCAACCAAAATAGAGTCAGTGATAATATCACCTTCTACCCCTACAGGAAGTACAACAGACTTAGCTACTACAGTTACAGTATTTACCGCACCAGTACCTGCAACACCTGTAATGCTAAACACTGCTTCTGCATCAATGATGATCTCATCGCCAGACACGAGTGGGTCATCCGTGATTACATCAGCTTCTACACCAGTTGGTACAACTACAGCTTTAGCTACTACTGTTACATTATCTACTGCACCAGTACCTGATACACTGTTTGTAGTAAAGACAACACCTGTACCGCCTGTGGCTGTAACTGTGTTAGCTGTGCCTGTAGCAGATACACTTGCTGGTGTAAGAACTGCCTCAGCTTGGGGGGTAGGTACACCAATAGCACCATCACCCTGTGTGCCTACAAGATCAACATTAGTACGTGAGCTAACGTCAACGGCTGTGTCTACTGCACCTGTACCTACAACACCAGTGAGTAAGACTGTAGGGCTGGCCTGCTCATAGCTTTCACCAAAGGTAGCTACTGAGAAAGGATTAGTTGAGTAGGCCATGCTTTACTCCTTATGCAGCAGCATCACTTGA